AAATGTAAACTAAAAAACATTTATTTCTTTGGTTGATTATCGGCTTTGTCTTTTAAATAACATAAATGGTTCAAGAAGTCGTATGCGTTCATTTTGAAGTAGAACGGAAACTTTGACCTATCTTCTTTCGCAAATAGTTTATCGATTGTAGCATACCAAGACCACTTAGAAGCGAACCAATCCGACTCGGTTTCTTCTTCTTCCGTTTCCTTTTCTTTATTGAAGAGGACTGGATACCCTCCGATAATTTCACTAAAAGAAGTGCAAAAAAAAACCCTATCGGATAAGCGACATCCACATCTAAATGAGATTGAAACAACTCTGCCCTCCGATTAAACTCAGTCATTTGAACATCTTCGTCTTTCTCTTTGTAGCACATAGTCGCTAAGATTAAATGTAAGTTGTCTACAATAGCTTCTTTCTCTTTAGTCAAAGATGACATAGATATAAACTGCTCAGTATTCCAATCGGTTAAGTATTGATTCACAAAGAACTTTTCTCCTTGCACTTCAAACTCAGTTACCCACGCATCAGGGAACGAACTAATGTCGGGAATGGTTACACTCTCTTGCTCCTTTAAAAAGTCAGTCCATTTCATTCTCTTATACTCTGAAATAGGTTTGCCAGTTAAAACTGACAATACATTGTATGCCGTTCTTATTTCATTGTTGTCGCCAATCTTGATGGCGTTGTATAGTTCTTGGTATGTTTTAATGTTCATCGTATGCGGTATGTTCCTAATCCTGGTTGTTGTATTATGTGGGTGAATCCGTATCTCATTGCATCCATTAAGTGGTTGTGTATTTCAATAGGTTCTCCAGTTGGTTTGTTGTTGCGGTCAGTTGCCCAAACATAACTTCTTAATTCTTTGATAAGGTTTGTTGAGTGTTTAGTGACTAAAAGGTTTTGTTGTTGTATCAGTTGTATTCCGTGTAGGATTGAATCCTTGCCCTTTAAAGCCCCCATACACTTAAGACCGTAGCTTTGCAGTTCTGCTATTGACTTAGGTTCTGCACTGTCACAAATGACCATTGTCGGCTCGTTTCTTATTAGATCAAAAATATTCTTATTGCTTAACTCCTTTTGGTATATTAGTTCGTGTAGGATAAACGAATCATTGTACTTGTAAATGCCAATACAAGCCGTCGGGTCAACTGAATATCCAAAGTCTAATCCAATCCCTAAAAGTCTTGCATCATTCGGTAAATTATCTATTTGTTGCCAATTAGTAAATATCGTTCCTGAAAGCGAACCAACTAAACCTAATCCATATACTCGCCATCTATTAGCCCAATACCCATTTTTAATATTACTTTCGGCAAACAAGGACTCCCCTAATAATTCAGTATTAAAAAAACCTTTATCCCTATAATCTAATATGCTGTTAACTTCGCTTTGTGGCAAATATTCATTATCCTCAAATGTTAAAGTTATAAAGTTGTTATCATTTATGTATTCATCGCCCCAAAATAATTTATCAGGGTTATAATCTATTATTGTAAGTTTTGCCCTTGATATGAATTGTACCGCAGTTTCAATATTCATCCTATCGGCTTCATTTATGTAAAGAATATCACGACGGAATCCCTTACCTATATCATTTACATCAGCCCCTAAGAAGTCTAAGTAAGAACCATTTGGATATTCATGCTTAGATTCTGATTTATTAAAATCGTTTTCTGTTTGAAATATACCCCAATCTTTGCAAATCTTCTTATAATCCCTTATAACCGTTCTTTTCATCTTTGATAGTTCCGATGAAAGTATTGAGGCTTCTTTCTCTGAAGATAACAAAGCTTGAATAATTAACTCAATAATTGAAATAGTCTTAGACGCACCTTGTCCACCCCTAATGACAAAAATACTTTCATTTGGATTAGAAAGTATTAAGTTAAGGATTTTAAAATACGCCCTCGAATATTTATATTTATTGCCTGTTTCCAATGTCAGGGATGTTTGGAATATTTAAAGTCCCTTTTAATTCTGTTTCGCTTTGTTCTTTTAAGCCTACGATTCTATTGCCCATACTTGCGTTATAAAACCCTAATAGTGTACCAGTCTTTATACTTGCGTCTCTCTCATTCTTTATGTGCGTAACGATACCCCAAAACTCTTCTTCATAAATACTTGTTTGTTCAAAATAATGGTGAATACTTCTATTGTATTTGTTATAATACCATGAAACAAACCCACTTAAATCGTAAGGCATTGGGGGGTAATCTTCTACTCTTATACCATCCTTACCTACATATTGAACCTTAGCCCATTTTCTTGCTTCATCGTCTAAATGTTGTTTATAGTCTTTCCATGCGTTCAATAACTCATCTGCTGTCTTGAATATTCTTGTCGGGTGCATATTATTTTTGTCTAATTATGTCTAAGTAAAGGTAAAATAGTCTATTGTCGGTTGTAAAGTTACTTGTAAACTGAGGGCGTTTAATCTTTGGTGTTGCCTCTCCTTGTTTACTGTACTTGTCAATGTCGGTTTTTTGTTTTGGTTTCATACTTGTTTTGGGTTAATATAAATATCCATAAATTCTTGTAAGCTTAGCCAACTAATCCACTCCATACCTCCTGAATAGAACGAGGTGTATTCCAACCCGTCATAGTCGGTGTATGGGGCAAAGCTATCCATAGTAAGAAAGTATCTCTTTACTACATTGCAATCCGTTAAACTATAAAAGTCTTCTTCCTCTTGTTTAGCCGTTAGTTCAAATACTTCAATCCACATATTAATAGTATTTTAAATTGTTGCCTGATACTGTATGGAATTTACTACACATATTGCATTTCATTTGAAACTTTTGATATCCCGATACGCTTATTCTCTTTCTATGCACCCCTAAGTCAGTTGATCCACATTCTGGACATGAATGCTTCTTGCCTCCGTTTAACATGCCGTGATGAAGTTTTGGGACTAAATGGCCTTGCATCTTTAGATATACCTTTTCGAGTATCTCAACATCTACCTTGCAATATTCAATCATTTGCCCCATTGCAACTTTATCCTTTTCGAGTACTATGTCTTTCCAAAGATTGTATGTAGTTTTGATTTTTTGACCTACTCCTAAATATTGTGCAATGTAATCTAACTTATTAGAATTGAATCTAAACTTACTGCGAGAGTGTTTAAGCGTGTCTATCGTATCGTAAGTAGGGAACATATCAACTCCATGAAATAAACATCGTGTACGGATAAATGATAAATCGTACTTATCTCCGTTATGTCCTACCATTTCATCACACTCGTTTGCTATCTTGATAAATTCAGTTAGCATCTTCTTATCGTCTTGTTTAGAATCCCATTGAAGACTATAAACTTTGTCTTGCCCTTGCCATTTATAGCAAATGCAAATTATCGCTCTTTCTTTTATGATGTTTTCGGGTGCTATGTTTAGCTTAAACCCTGCTGACCAAAACAAACCTATATTAGGACTTGTTTCAATATCGAAGAATAGTCTTTTAGGTGTGGTCATATAATAGTATTATATTGTTTTTTGTTTAAAGTTTTTGTATTATCGCCTCAATCTGATATTCACCGTTTCCGTGTTTTTCTGGTTCATCCTTATTTGTTGAGGTGTCATTGGTTTGAATGCTGATTATTTTATAGTTAAAATTCCTGCAACCTACTTCGATAAGGTGTTTTAAACTTCGGGTGTCGGGTAGGTCTTCGGTGTCAGGTAGAATGAAATACTTATGGTCTTTATTCCATTTACTCGGCATCTTGGTTTTACGTTCATACAAATCTCTATGAGGCACGGCCATAATTAAATATCCGTTAGGCTTAGTGATTCGCATCCAATTCATAATCGCCAGTTCGGGGCGGTCAAGGTGTTCGAGTAAGTGAGAATTATAAACTAAGTCATAGGTATTATTAGGTACTGACTCCATCAACTCTGCATTTCCGTTGTCCTTATCCCATGTGTCGCACCAATCAGTTAAGGCATCAGCACCATCGTGTGTGTCTATTCGACCAACTCCAATGTCAATTACTTTTCCTTGAACATATTTGTCAAAGAATCCGTTTGCTTCTCTGCGTGGTTTACTTTTAGATGTTTCTGCCATGATTAATATTTGTTTAGTTTTGAATCAACATATTCTTTCAATCTTTCAATTGTTTTTCTTGATGGTCTAATATTGTTTGGCATATTTTTATTGCAATATGGTGTGCCGTAACCGTAAGGATAATGCTCAACCCAAACTCTTATCTCTCCAAATTGTATTTGAAAAAAATTTACACCATCCATAAAATAATTTATTACCCCATTATCTTCGTCAATTAATCTATTTAATTCAATATCCCATCGTTTTGAATAGCGGTCATTCAGATGCCACCAAATAGGATTTAGTATGTATTTTAGTTTCATATTTTTTTTGCAGTTATTTG